GGGCAGCCGGGTTGTTGGTCGAGAGGACCAGACCCTCCAAGTCTCATGCCTTAGATTTCCTTTTCTAAGGTTTAGAGTGCTCGTTTGTATCTGAGTTACATTGACTCGCTGTCAGAAGACAACGGACAATAATGTTCCTTAAGATTTTCGAGTAAGAGTTCCAAGTTACGTGGCCTTTCAGCCACGAAAACAGTCCTACTCTTGGGGAGTTTGGGAAGATCCAAGGGAGGAACGCTCTTATACTTTTTTTCAAGAGTATGGAGCGTCCTCCACTGGACTTCTTCCTTTCCACTGACCACCGCCTCCAAATCAATAGACTTGTCGAAGGACTTCGGGAGGAAAGGAGCGGGGAGGGTCACAAGGTAGCCATTGGCGGCCTTAGCGATCCGACCCACTTCCTTCCGGGCTTTGAGGTTGTACAGGATCCGAGCTCGATTTGAGATCGGTTCGCCGGACACCCCTAGGCCCCCGAATTCCGTTGACACGTCGATTGAACGAGGAGTCTTCTGGAGGAAAGCCTTACTGAGAGTAACCACATGAGCCTTAGATAGACCCTTCTTGAGAAGGACCGTCACTTTGGACTCGTGGTCGCCTCGGTAGCATGTATACTTACCAGTATTCATGCGCTTTCCCTCGAAGAACACCTGGGAGTCGATCGATCCCCAGCGCTCGGAAACGTAATTCTTACCCATGCTAAGACCCAAACCTATGGTGGGACAGAAAGCCTTCCATCTTTCGATGGAATCTAAATCTGTCCTCCAGAGGAGGTCATCACCATGGATGAGTGCGTTGTCGAGGGCTGAAAGCCGATTGTGTCCCTCTGCTTGAGCAACTGTAAAAGCGTTGGCCAAACAGAGGAGGGGGAAGGAGAGAAGAGATCCCATCAATTGCCCGTTCGTCTGAAGACAATCTGGAATGCCCATACTAGATGGGTACTCACAAACGTGTTCAGACGCCTCTCGGGTCATAAGCTCGCAGAACCAGTCGGGTTTACCGGCGGCTCTGAGGGCTTGTACCAAAGAGGTGATTCCTGTGCGGAAAAGGTCGGAGTGGAGGCCATCAGTTGCAGAACTGTAGTCTCCGCTCAACCAAATCTTACCAGGGATCGCGTGCAATTGAGTGATTTCATCGTCATAATCGGGAGTGAAACAGGGTTTAAAAGCCTGGTAGGGCCGGAGAGCATTCAACATGGACTTCTGAACTGTTTTCAGAAAGAAGTTCCTTGCTGTTCCCACGGTGATGGTCCGAACCTTCAAGGGCTCCAATATTGGAAGCACCTTGACACGGTTATGATCATCATCGGCCTTACAAGTCAAAACCTGTCCACTTCCGACCGGAAGAGCTGGTGTCTGGTCGATGCGGTTGCGGTAGAATACCCCTTTCCGATTCCATTCTCCTAGGAGAAGGGAAGCGGCGGGCTCCACCATATCAGCCACATGACTGCACTCGTGGATAGTCCTAGCAATGGTTTGAACCTCGCTAGAGATCTCCGAAGTGCAACGGTGTTGTAACTCTTGGAGCCTCCAAACACCCTTACCTACGATGTAGGTCAGGTTGTATTGGAACCTCCGAGCAATAGCAAGCCGATCAGACAATGTTTTCTCCAGGGTCTGGATACACTGGGACACAGACTTGTTGGAACTGAGGATGAGGAGGGGCGAGTTAAACTTGCACCCCTTGTCCTTCAGGTCCGCCATCGGGAGGACGTAGTCAACGGACGAATTCAGAGTTATAAACTCGGAGTGTTCGCTGCTATCTTCCGCCTGCCTCACCACTTTCTGGAGGAAGTCATCGATCATGACCACGGGCTGGTTACAGTAACCATCCCAGTGTTCAGTCATCGAGTTCCTACAGTAGGTTGTGAGGGTCGTGTCTGAGTGATTCAGAGCCCGGGAGAGACGCGAACTGAGGAGAGTCTGAAACAGACTCTTCCCCAGCCCAGCCTTTCCACTGACGAGGAGAGTGGTGGGTTCCAAACGGGGCGTGGTGGGTTGGATGAAATCAGTGCTTGTTACCAAGAACTGGGATCGAACCCCACCCTTACCACGGGCAGCCTCATAGCAAGAATGGGAATTGGGAAATTCGCCATTCAGCTGTTCGGATGCCACCGATTGGACCCACGGCGCAATAAACTCCTGGAATCTCTCCAAAGTCTCCTTGGAGGTCGTCGTAATCTTAGTGACGGTTGCCCTGTGTTTAAGCAGGGCCTCCTTCACGAAGGTTTGATCGACTTCCGCGGCGAGAGCTTTGGATTGCATGAGATCCCAGAGGATTACCACGCGGGCCTTCTCTGACATCAGGTTTCTCTCAACCTTGTCGCGATAGCGGCGAGGGAAGAGGTTGATGCCAGGGACTGGAACGTCGGGTCTCTCTTGGCCGTTCAGGAGACTGAACAGGTCACAGAGGAGACCCTTAAAAATCTTAGGAAACATTGTCATCGGTTTATCCTTAAACAATGCTTCAAGGTTAACTCGGATACTGGCCGAGGGAAAGCGGAACTTCCTATGGAAATGTGTACAATGCCAAGCATTTATACAACTCACATAGGAAGCTATCGCCTTCTTTCGGGAGCAGTCTCTGAGGCGCCCTAAGGTTTGCGACGATGAAGTCGCGCTACCACTGGTGGACGCATTCAGACACACTTTGGAAAACTCCTCCGTTTTGCGAAGAACGGAGAAACTTTTTTCTGTTGGTGTGTTTTGAGCAACGCATGGGTTTTATACACAACGTTCGTTAACGTTTGTGAAACTCGTGGGTTGGAGTGTGCACCCGTCTCTGAAAAGAGACACACATCCCTGTGAATTTGCAGCAGTACGTCGATTTTCGAGGTATGACGACGCAAGATCACACAAATTCTAGGCAATCACAGCGACCCTAGTCTTACACGGCGAGAGCCGGCTCGATAAGAGTTACAGGACAGCGTTCTCCCAGAGAAAAGAGAACGTGGATACGGCAATTTAGC